GTTATAGAATAGGTGTTAATATAGAATATATAGAATATATAGAATATATAGAATATATAGAATATATAGAATATATAGAATAGGTATTAATATAGAATATATAGAATATATAGATTAATAAAAGAATTTAACCGTTATTACATAGCATATATTTTAATATTACATTAAAATACATCTTGAAATTAATTAGTTAATTAAAATAAATAATTAATAATAAATATCTACTTTAAATATAATCAGTGTCAAATAAATTTAATGTTTTTTATACCTTTGAACATTTAACCAGTCGATGTTTAAATGTATTTAATTATTCTGTTTATTTTTTAATATAAAAATTGATTTAAATTATAATTTAAATTAGAGATAATATACCTTAATGAATAATATAGAAGAAATGAGTTTTGCTACGATGAAGAATATGAATATTGAAGGATTTATTAGACATATTACAACATTTGATTGTGTTGATAGTATATTGGATACTTGTAAAAATCAATCTGAAAAAGGTTTTATATATGAACGCTTATGGGATGTGTGTATTAAATTTGGATTTTGTAATCATTTTCAAAAATCTGAGTTTACGCATATGATTGGTAATATGAATAATGGAAATCTGAAACCACTTACTACCTTTACACATTATTTAAATGAAAAAGTTATGAGTGGTAATTCAAGCGGATGTTCTGATATATCCTTATTCAATAATGAAGACGATACTTTTACTTTTATCAGTTCTAAATATCCTAAAAGTAAAGATGATATTACTAAACAAAAATCAGTTGCTTATTACGAGGTTCAAAATATAATTTCGGTGATTTATGCGAATAAACATATTTATCCTAATTTTAAAATTTTCTTACTTGTTCCAGATAAGAAGACAGTGTTGGAAAAGGTTAAAAATGCAAACAAAACAAGTAAATACATAACAAAATACATGAATGAAGATAATATTTTAGATAAAAATGATTTGAATAAATGTTTCTTACGTTTTAATGCAGATATTCTAAAACATTTACATGCGAGTAAAACTGGTAATATTAATTATGATGACATTTACTTGTCAACAAAATCTAATTTATGTTTGCGATTTCATCAAGAACTTATTACACAAAAAACATCTGGTTTAATAGAAGAAGGGTGTAAATCCTTTCTATGGGGGTGTAAATGTAGAAGTGGTAAAACATATATGTTTGGTGGTTTAATTATTAAGCAACTTGAAATTAAACAAAAATTAAATGTCCTTATAATTACACCAGCTCCAACTGAAACTGTGCTACAATTCACAGATGACTTATTTAATAAATTTAAAGAATTTGAATTATTCAAAATACACCATATTGATGAATCTAAAAATATTAATGGGTTGGTATTGCATGAGAGTAATATATTTGTTATGTCTAAACAATTATTACAAAAATATTGTGGTGATAAAACTATTATGAAAATTAAGAATCTGAAATTTGATATTATTGGTTTTGATGAAAACCATTTTAGTGGAACTACTGATTTATCCAAATCTATTTTAGATTCTTACTCATCCAAGAACACGATTAAAGTATATCTAACTGCAACTTATAATAAACCTTTGCGTGAATGGAATATACCAGAAGAATCGCAAATGTTTTGGGATATTGAAGACGAACAAATCTGTAAAAGCATTTTGGTAGATGAGATGAATGTTGAGAAATTAAAAGAGAAACACGGTGATACAAGTATTACTGCAACCATTAATTATTTTACGAATAAAGGTTTATCTCTTACGGATATGTTTAAACCCTATGAAAATATGCCCGATTTGTATTTGATTACAACGATGTTTGATAGTCAAAGATACAATATAATTAAAGATAAAATTATGGGTAGTAAGTATGGTTTCTGTTTTGATGTATTATTTGCACTAAATAAACAAAAGACAAAATTTCAATTTGAAAATGAGGTGAAAACTATATTACGCTTTATATCGGGTTCAAACAAAGAAGTAGATTTCAAAAATGGCGATAAATCTATGTTTTCACGGATTTTGAAAATATGTTCTGATAAAGAAACTCGCAAGCCTTTTACGCAAATTTGGTTTCTACCAAGTGATAATATTAATGAGATTTCAAAATGTTTAGAACAACTAATGAAGGAAGATAATGTACTAAAAAAGTATAATGTATTATGTATTAATCGTAAGAATAAAGATTTAGCAAAAGATATTAAGGAAAATATTACAAAACAAGAAAAAATCGCAAAGGCTGAAGGTAAAGAAGGTTTAATTTTATTAGCGGGTAATATGCTGACCTTAGGTATTACATTAAATATATGTGATGTGGTCGCTTTAATGAATAATACCCTTTCATCTGATAAAGTTTTACAACAAATGTATAGATGCATGACCGAAGGTTCTCAGAAGAAATTTGGGTTTGTAGTAGATTTAAATATAAGTCGAGTTCTTAATACTTGTGTGAATTATACAATATATAAGAATGATAAAAGCAACGAAGATAAAATTAAATATCTTATTGAAAACCACTTGATTAATATTGATCTGGATATGATGGAACAAAAGAAGTTAAATAGTGATGCGCTAGTATCTAAATTAATGGAAATTTGGAAATCAGATCCAATTAATAGTTTCAAATCTCTATTGCGAAACTTGGATAATGACTATGTAGAGTTTGATACACCAACACAAAAGATGATAAACAAATTATTTACAAGTTCATTAAAATATGATAAAGTAAATACTATAATTGAAATCAAAGACGAAGATTATGAATTACAAGAACTACCATCAGGTAAAGAAAAAATTAGAGATGATAGTGATAAATCCGAAAAATCTGAGAGCGGAGATGAAGAAAAAAAACCTGAAAAAGAGGAGATTAAAATCTCATTTACTAAAGATGTACTTCCGTATGTGATACCCTTAAGTTGTATCTTAACGCTTAAGAATGCAAATAAGGATTTTGTTAAGATGTTAAACGACATACAAGAAAATACTGAACTATTGGATATATTTGATGATATGTGTTTGATTTGGTGGAATAAAAAAGATTTAATAAATATTATAAAAAATATAGTTTCAAAATATTTTAATAAGAATTCTAATACGTATAATATCTTTATTAAATTTAAGATGTCGTTGCTAAGTTTAGTAGATAGTGAAAATGAAATATTAGAATTAATTAATGTATTATTGAAGCCTAGTGAGATTGAAAAAAAGAAATTTGGGGAAGTTTTCACCCCAATGAATTTTATTAATAATGATATGTTAGGTGATTTAGAAGCATACTACAAAAAAAAATATAATAAAAATATATTTGAAGATGAAACTTTAAAATGGGCTGATACAAGTACAGGACTGGGAAACTTTCCAATTGCTATTTATTACAAGTTAATGTATGGTTTGAAGAATAAAATACCCAACGAGAAATATCGTAAGAAACATATTTTAGAAAAAATGTTGTTTATGGCGGAATACAATAAGAAGAATTGTTTCATTGTCAAACAAATATTTAATATGAATAATGAGCTTAACCTCAATTTATACCAAGGTGATTCTTTACAATTAGATATTCAAAAAGAGTTTGGAATTGATAGGTTTGATATTGTAATTGGCAATCCACCTTATAACGAAGAACACAAATCAACAGGCGCAAAAGCATTATATAATAAATTTGTCGATTATTATATTGAAAAGTGCAATTTATTATGTTTTGTAATTCCTTCAAGATGGTTTTCATGTGGTAAAGGATTAAATAGTTTTCGTAAAAATATGTTAGAACGAACTGATATTGTCTATATCAAACACTTTAATGATTCATTTGAAATTTTTGGAAATAAAGTATCTATTGAAGGTGGTGTAAATTACTTTCTTAAAGATACTAAACATAAAGACAATTGTAATTTCAATGGTTCTATAACTAAATTAAATAAGTATGATGTAATTGTTGATGGTAAATTTCATACTCTTATTGATAAATTAGTAAAATTTGATTCAGTTATTACTTTATATTTAGGTAGATATTTTGGCATTGAATCAAATGATAAAAGATTAAAAAGTGATAAAACAACAGATACGATTAAATGTTATGTATCACAACAAAATGGATTTGAAAAAAATATTGAAAAACAAGAAATTAAAAAAGAATATAATTTTTGGAAAGTTATTACAGCAAGGGCAAATGGAGGCAATAAATGTTTTGGAAATATATTTATAGGAAAACCAGATGAACTACATACAGGTAGTTATATATCATTTAAAGTATCCAAAGAAGAGGAAGCAAAGTCATTAATAAGTTATATGAAATGCCGATTACCGAATTTTATGTTATCTTTAAGAAAAAATTCTCAAGATATAAGTGAATCAACTTGTAAATGGATACCATTACCACCATTAAATAAAGAATGGACTGATGAGGAAGTTTATAAACATTTCAAACTATCAGAAGAAGAAATAAAACTAATTAATGATATCATTATTATTGGATATAAGAATATTGTTAAGAACACCGCAGGGAGTGTTGAACCACGCAAATCCAATCAAAAACGAGTGAGTAAGGAAAAAATACAGTTGCAAGAACCCATTGTTATAAAGGTAGTAATAGAACAACCGATTGAAATAAAGACTAAACCTAAACGGGTCTTGAAAATTAAAGGTAAGTTTAAACAAGTTACTGAACCTATTATTCAACCTATCGATCAGCTCATTATTGTAAATGCAGTAATAGAACAACCGATTGAAATAAAGACTAAACCTAAACGGATCTTAAAAATTAAAGATAATCTTGAAAAAGTTACTGAACCTATTATTCAACCGACCGAACTCATTGTAGTGAAAAAGGTTAAACTGAAAAAAATAGTAAAAAAAAAACTCAAAATAATTGAGGTTTAAGTTAATTATTAACTTTATTTATTAGGTTTATCATTTAATAAACACACCCGTTTATTTAAGGATAAGACTAATATTTTATATACATTGCGTTATTAACATTTTACAAATAGTATTTAAGATTATTTTAGTCTAATAAAATCACGATTACAAAAAATAGGGGCATTAACATACACCAAACTAAAAAAAATATTAGTAAGGTTCTCCATGAAATACCAAAAAAGAAATATACTAATATAGTTAATGGTGCTTATAACCGATATACACTATATTTAAAGAAAATCTCAGAAATGACAAAGAAATTTAAAAATTATAATGTCTAAAATCTGTGTTTTTAAATGTGCGAAGGTATAAAGCTATCTGAGTTTATCAATATATAAAGACACCTGTTTAAGTAAGGATAAAAGTAATAAAAATTATAAATAATACACAAAATTGATTTTTTTACTTATAATTATAAATTATATAATTAAAAATCTGGTATCTAACATTAAATTTTCAGTATTATTATTATTACAAAGAAAATATAAATTAGAAATGACAGAATACAATAATAATGAACCTCTTCCATCTATTGAAATTTTACTTGGTGAATTAAAACAATTCAATACATTTCGTCCACCATCTGTTTTATATTTATCCCACCAATCACCAGAAAATAAAGTAATATTTGATTCAATTTTATCAATTGTGAGGTATGCTTCCGAAAGAGGTTATATACAACGTTCGACCAAAATTACTAATAATATGCAACTATTTTATGCGCGTTTATATAGAGCTGGACTTGAATGTTGTATTCATTTCTGTCCTGATTTAAAATCTAAACTTTTGAGAATTGAACTTAATGATTTTGAGAGTTATTTAATCGAATTAGATGATCTAATGAATAAATATATATAATTTATATATAATTTATATATAATTTATATATAATTTATATATAATTTATATATAATTTATATATAATTTATATATAATTTATATATAAATGTATTTAAAAAATGACATAAATTGAAAAACAGTAAAAAATTGTTTTTTTATTTTAATACTATTAATATTGTTTATTTAAGCAATATACTAAATATAAATTATGTCCTCTGCCATCCTGTAATTTGTATTTAATTTATTATTTATAGAAATAAAATTTAGGTTTATATCTATTTTTTTTATTTTTTTATTATAAAATAGAAAAATTGAATATAAAAACAAAACACCAATAATTATTATTAATTATATACTGAATTTAATAAAATAAAAATTATAGAATGACTTTCACAAATAATAAGTAATAAGTAATAAGTAATAAGTAATTATGGATAATAAAATATTAATACAAATAATAAATAATATAGATAAAAATGCGATTCAGATACTTAAACAAAATCCTATGTATGATGGCGCTTATTTATATACATTAAATCGTTATAGAAATTTATTGTTAAATGAAGTTAAAAACTATAATACGAATTTAACTATAGATAGTACTGAAAATAATATTGAATCTAAAGATGTAGATTTATATTTATTAAATATGATGAAAGAACATTATTTTCCTGAATTAATAAAAACGTGTAAAGCTATTGCTGATATACCTCTTATTGAGCAAAAAACTCCTGAATGGTTTAAACACAGAGAGACTATGATTTCAGCGAGTGATGCTGGGTATTTTTTAAATAAATGTGGTATGTCTAGAGCAATTAATTCATTAAAAATTAAAATTGGTATTAAATCATATGTTAATTCAAGTGCCCCTCCATTGATGCATGGTAATACATATGAAGATGTTTCCAGAGCAATTTATGAATCACGTAATAGTGTATCTGTCACAGAATATGGTATTTTAAGGTCACCTACAGATTGTATTGGTGCAAGCCCAGATGGTATTATTACTGCTTGTCATAAAGATACTTATGAGTGTCAATCAAAATATGGTCGTCTTTTAGAAATTAAAAATCCTTAT